TAGCAGTAAACGAAGTTCCGATATTCAATGATGTGGCGTTAACAATACCAGTATAAACACCAGTAGAGTTAGCAATGGTTGACGTTCCAACAGTATGGCTAGCTGCATTAATATTAGTAACATAAGCACCGGAAGAATTGACAACCGAAGAACCGCCAACAGTTATTGTATTACCAAAAATGGCGCTCTGAGTTACGTTTGCATTAGTAACCCAAAGGACAGCCCATCTATATGATGTGTTACCTAGACTATAAGTGTCATTTGTTGCTGGGACAACGTCAGCGGAAGATACACCAGCATATGTTAGATTACCAGAAACCTGTAGATCGCCAAGAACGTTTAGCTTACCAGCCACATTAGCATAAGTACCGTTGAATTGAGCGTTTCCGCCAATAGTCATAACACCAGTGTGATTTATGGTAGTGGCGTTAGCGACAAAAGAAGAACCAACAGTATGAGAAGAACCATTGACAACTCCGGTATAAACACCAGTGGAATTGGCTATTGTTGAGGTTCCGACAGTATGGCTAGCAGCGTTTACAGTTGTAGTGTAAACACCAGTAGCATTAGCAACAGTGGAAGTTCCAACTGTGTGTGCCGCTGCATTTACAGTTGTGGTATAAACACCAGTAGCATTAGCAACAGTGGAAGTTCCTACAGTGTGCGCAGCTGCGTTCATCAAACCAGTGTGATAAGCACCAGTAGTGTTAGCAATAAAAGAAGAACCAACAGTAACAGAAGAACCATTGACTATTCCAGTATAAACGCCAGTAGCATTAGCAATTGTAGAAGTTCCAACAGTAATAGAAGAACCGTTTACAACGCTGGTGTAAACACCAGATGAATTTGCTATTGTAGAAGTTCCGACTGTGTGGCTAGCTGCATTAACAGTTGGTGTATAAACTCCGGATGAGTTAGCAACAGTTGCTGAACCGTTGACATTCAAACCAGCAGAAGTAACAACAGTATTGATTGTATTGTTACCGATTAGGAGTGTTGTACCATTAAGTAGCGATGCACCCGCACCAGTTGTTACAGTTCCGGTAGTAAACGAAGCAGCATTAGCAGTTCCGGTATAAACACCAGTAGAGTTAGCTATTGTTGCAGAACCATTGACGTTCAAGCCAGCAGATGTGACAACGGTGTTAATAGTGTTATTACCTAGGAATACAGTAGTTACGTTCTGAACGCTACCACCAGTTCCTATTGTCACATTACCTGCAGTAAACGAAGAAGCGTTAACAGTTGTGGTATAAACGCCGCTAGAGTTAGCAATTGTGCTAGTTCCAACACTGTGCACCGCAGCATTAACTGTTCCTGTTGTCCAGAAGCCAGAAGTATTTCCGATTGTTGAAGATGTAACTTGAAGCGCAGTTGTATTGGCAGTAAATCCACCAGCGCCTGTTGTGATTACAGTGCTATTAACTAATGAAGTTCCAACAGTTAGGCTGATTGGGTCTAGATTAGCTGAACCAGAATTATTAGCCATAATAAGGCGATTAATGCTCTGGTCTGAATAAACAGTGGTGTTACCAACGAAGTATGAAGATGTATTAATCTGAATATTAGCAGCAACTTTAACAACGCTAGTGTTGGCAGTTATACCGTTAGCCCCAGTAGTAATTACAGTGCTATTGACAACCGAAGTTCCTACTGTTAAGCTAACAGGATCTAGATGAATTGACCCAACGCTATTAGCGATAGTAACACTGTTTGCATCCAAGATAGAATTAGCAGTAGTGTTACCAACAAAATATGTTGTTGTGTTAATCTGGATATTGGCAGCCACCTTAACAACACTGGTATTAGCAGTTATGCCATTAGCACCAGTAGTAATCACAGTGCTATTAACGACAGAAGTGCCAACAATCAAACCAATTGGATCTAGGTTAGCTGATCCGGAATTATTAGCAATAGTGAATCGATTTATGCTTTGATCAGAATAAACGCTGGCGTTACCAACAAAGTATGAAGAGGTATTGATCTGAATATTGGCTGCAATTTTTACTGCACTGGTGTTGGCAGTTATACCGTTAGCCCCAGTAGTAATAATAGTGCTATTAACTAGTGAAGTTCCGATAGTTAAGCTGATTGGATTTAGGTTAGCTGAACCAGTAGAATTAGCAATTCTTATTAAAGTAGCATTAGACAACGCATTTACGGTGCTGTTACCAACGTCAACAGCTATAGCGTTTACTACGACATTAGAAGTTGCAACTGCAACATAGAATTGAGAAGTGTTTGCTACAACGTTTGAACCAACTGTAATAGCAGAAGTATTAGCAACTAAACCACCAGCGCCAGTTGTAATAATTGTGCTGTTGACTAGGGAAGTCCCTACAGCAAAACTTACTGGGGTGATATTAGCTGAAATAGTAGAATTTGCAACCTTCACTAACGAAGAATTAGCAAAAGTGTTTATGGTTGTATTACCAACAAGAATTGAACTAGAATTAGATAATACGTTTGTTGTTGTATTACCGATAACAATAGTTGATGTGTTCATAAACACATTTGCACCAACGGTCACAGCCTGTGTATTAGCAAAAAGGCTGTTAGAACCGACCATTGAAATAGAAGTGCTATTTACTAAAGAATTGCCAATTGAAAGAGAATTATAATTCATTACAGCTAATGCAGCGCCATTTGTAATCTGCAATAGAGTAGAATTGGCTATTGTATTGACAGTAGTGTTAGATCTGAAAAGTAATGTAGTGCTGTTAGCTATTAGATTGGTTGTGGCGGCACCAGTATGAGTTATGTATAGTTGGTTGGTATTAACAACGACATTAGAACCGACATAAACAGCATAAGTGTTTAGAGATTCAGAGTCCAAATAAGAATTTACTGTAGAATTACCAATAGAAATCGCCGAAGTGTTAACATATGTAAAGTTGTAAATATCTACACTGTTATTACCAATCAATAAAGAATTATTAACATGTGCTGTGGTGTTAATAACCAAAGAATCAGCAGTAAATTTACCAGTAATAGCTGCATTACCAGCTGCCGCATTAGAACCATTTGCTGTAACGGCCAACACTGAGAAAGTGTAAGCCAGTTCATTGGTTCTATTACGCCAGAAATCAAAAGTGTTATTTGTTCCTACATTGGAAATATTTACTGTCATTTATTAACTTCTTTTTAAGAGTTGGCCGAGCATATTCTTTATCTCTTCTAAATCTTGTTCCACCTTTTGAATTCTTTCTGAGTTCTTCATACCGTCTATAAACATCTGTTTTTGTTTTTTATACGCAGAAAGTTTTTGATTATCGACATTAAGTATAGCCCCGCTGGTTGGGTCTTTAACGATTCCTTCGAAATCTGTTTTATAATATTTATTTTCCATTTTTTACATCTGTAATGCTAGAGCTCTTAAATCATCGATAATAGGCACTTTTGAGCTATCATTTGATTTGAGAACGATTTTAATTTGGAATTGTTTGAACGAAGTATATGTCTTACCGTCCAAACTAGAATAAGTCAACCCTAAAGGACTCTCGAAATAAACATTAGCCCCAGAAGCGTTTGAACTCCATGGAGTTCCTACAGTCAAATATGTGTTATTAGCAACAGAAACAATTATCTGCGAATCGTTGGCGACTTGAACAATATTTCCAGGTCTAAAGTCTGTAATGAAAGTTGTTCCGTTTCCGATAACAGCGTTATTGGTTGTCGATACAGTAACATTACCTGTTAATTGAGTGACGTTTTGTCTAGACATGAAAGCTGTAGTCGGAGGGAAAGCCAAATAAGCAGTCTGCGCAGTAGCATTAGAACTAGGTGCTGATTCTAGAGTTAGATTAGTATTGCTAGTTATACTAATAATCTTTCTGCTGTAAATAGTGTTAATAGTAGTGTCATTTGGTATAGCATACATAAACCAACCAGGACTCAACTCAGTTGTAAATAGAGTGCTTGTGCCAACGACTGTTGTGCAAGCAGTATTGCATGTTACTGTTCCTGTCATTTTAAGAGCAGGATAGTTTGAAGAGGTTGTAAATGTATATTCTTTAAAATCGCTTGGGTTACTTGGATCTGAATAATAATCCAAAGAACTATTGATCAAAGGAGTCCATGTTTTCTGAGAAATTGGTTCTGGATCTTCGCCATTAAGGAACTTGACCCAAACTTCTACTTCTGAACCAACTGGTCTGAACGCAGTTAGAACAACTTGAATGTCCTCTGCATCTTGACCTGCAGCAAGGCTGACAACCTTTGATACATATTTTGATTTCGCATCACCAGAATTAAAGAATTCGTCGTATTGGAAATTGACCGGATCAATTTCATTTTTAATTACTAACTGCTGATCTCTGACAGTGTCAATAGCAGGAGAAAGGAAAGCACTATCACTGACCATTCTAGCTTTATAAGTGAACGATTTAGCGCCACTCATGCTAGTAATTTCGTTTGATCTACTAGCAACTATTCTTTCTCTGTCGTAGAATTCAGATTCATAACCAGGAGTTACTCTGTTGTCCAAAGTATCAACCGAGTATGTATTACTTGTACCTCTATAATAGAGGTCCAAAGTTGTTCCTGCAGGGGTAATAAATGCCAACTGTGGAACAACAGCGTCTACTACTGGATTGTATAATGTGCCACTATTAGCGTATGCAATCAGAGTTGTGTTATTTGGGCTTGAAATCGTTGTGTTACTAAATCTATGAATCTGAACATAAGAGTTACCGCTAAAATTACCAGTAGAAGAATCGCAATATAGAATGTTCTTAACAGCATCATAATAATTGATTGTAGCATAAACACTAGTATTGACCGTTCCACCAGTAGCATTTGATGTTGAATTTGTTGATTTGAATACGACATCTCCGGAAATGATACTTGCACTAGTATTGACGTAACCTACGTTATATACCGAAACATATTCGTTATTACTGTTGTAGAATACAGCCTGACCTTCATTGGTCTTAAAATTTGCTCTATATAAATTGAACTTTACGTATTCTTCCTGAAGAGCAGTCCATTGTTTTTCGGTGGCGCCATAAAAAGCTGTCCCCACTACGGGCTGACTGTACACTTGATAACCAGTTTCAATATCAACGTCTCCGAGATTACAAGTCCATACATGATAATCTGGGTCGTTTGCGTCAGGTCTTACCACGAAAGCATATGTTTTGCCATTCATCAAAAAAACTGGAGATTGAAAAGTAAATGTAGTCGGATTTGTAGCATCTGCGCTAATGTTTATTTCATCGTAACTTTTATGAACTTTGGAAAATGGTAAGATCACATCGCCATTTGGGTATCCATTTTCAGTTTCACAAAGATATACTGTTACACCATTTTCTCTTATCTGTGATTTTTGTTTGAAGAAAAGTCTTAGAGCTGTGGCGTATATTCCTGCTTCTCCATTTGGAGTATTAATTGTCAACGCCTGCGCTAACGGTTCTAAAAAGAACAACCAAATTGGAGGAGGTGGAGGTGGCGGAGGAGGCAGAATAGTAACGACATCTAGAATATTAGTTTGTGATGTTACTGTATTACTCTGAACTACGGTTTGTGTTACAGGAACAAAACCTAAATCCGGAGTCACAGTTGTTAAAGTGGTAGCTTGTTTGGTCACGCTCAAGTTAGAAGCGGTGAATACCACAGAAGCCAAAGAAGTGAGAGCATCATTACCCAAAGCCAAACTGTCTACGTCTGCTATTTGGAACGCTCTATCTCCTGTTTTGAATTTACCTGCAGGAATATTGAACTGTCCTGCTACTCTACCCCATTTATCAGAATAGATTGCATCTCCCCAATTACCGCCCTTTGGTACAATTGTATAATCTGCAGCATTTAATGGTATCTGGTATGTATTAGCTGTGCTGCCTGTTCTCTGCGCTGGAGCGCAATAAGCATCAACATTAATACTATCAAAGAAAAAATGCAATCTCTGATTAGGGCGCATATTGTATGCGACGAATGAAACAATTCTATTGGCGATAAATGGTTGATTGGAAACAGAAGTAACAAAATTACCTACCTGTTGAAGATCAGTCTGAGGCGTAACAGTAATCTGAGTACCATCTCTGGTATTAGTTACTGTTGTTGTAGTAGATGTTGTATTTACTGCTGCCAATTTAAATTTCTCCTAATAATCATTATTTATAGTTATTTATCAAAGCAACGACAAGAGGTTAGACAAGCTTACGCCACCAGCTATAAACTGTAGCAAACGATTTCTAGTTGCATCAACTGTTGTGGTGACAGTAGTAGTATTACTTGCGGCAGTCAAACCTATTGTTCCTGAAACTCTTTGTGCTTCGGTCAAACTTTGTTGCGCTGTTGCTGCAACTGAGCTTTGAACTGTTTGAGTGTCTCCTGTACTCCAAGAAGTAGTAGTTGTTGATGGTCCAATAATTGGCGTTGAGCTTACTAATCTACCCCAAGAATCATAAACTAGACTTGATGCAGTTCCTGTGATTACCGTGGTTCTAGAAACGTCTGTTCTAGTTCTCCAATCACCCCATAGAGTGCCGAAAGGACTTGCAGCGAATTCTCTCCATGGTGCAGTCATATCAACTGTCATATTAACTGACGCTGTTTGGTTGGTGTCAATGTTATTATCATATGAAGGTATTAATTGCGCCTGACCGTTCCAAGCGTATGCAACTAATGCAGAAGAACGATATTTGGTTGCAAATCTTTGTGATATGAATGACACAGAATCATACTGAAGTGTTATCAATCTACCAGTTTGAACAACATTTGAAGAAGCTGCAGAATTGAAACGAATATTAACAATTTCTCTTGTGATTCTTGGTCTTGCTACACCAATATCAGAATCAATTGCAATAGCAAATTCTGGATTAGATACATCACTTAGACCGAAATCAGTAAACGGATCAACGAAGATACCATTTTTGAATCTATCAAGACCATAACTATCTGTTACAGTTAGATCCTTGGCCTTTTTTTCTAATAGAGAAAGCTGTGCATAATACTCTAGATTTGTAATTCTGTTATCTAGGGTGCCAATATCCTTCATGGTATATCTGCGATTAGTTACAAGGCTACTGGTTACAGCAGTAGAAGTATCTCTAATTAGATTTACAGCGTTCTGATTGATTGACTGGAATTCATCAATCTGGTCACCAGAAAGAGAAGGATAAGCAGGAACATTTAATACAGCCAAAGCCATTGCATTTTCTGGATACAACGGAGTCTGTGGGCTGATACTTGATACGCCTTCCTTTACTTTCAAAGTGTTTTCTGGTGTCATTAACAACAGATCTTTTCTTGGCAAATACATGGTATAGTCAGCTTCTAGATTCTTACCATATGTTGGGAAATTCAACCCATCAATTGGTATATTAAGAGAAACTGTTGAAGAAGGATTCAAAGTTGCATAAGAAACCGCAGTATTAATCAATGCAGCGTTTGATAGGTTTGTGATAATACCAGTATCGTTAGCTGTGATAGCACAAGGTGTTCTGAAATCTACAACATCTCTTAGATAAATTCTAGAACCAGTAGAAGCCACATAAAGCGGAATGTCTTTAGTTTGGATGGCGCTTGTATTAGCTGTATTAGCATCGTCAACGGGATAAGATTCAACAGTGAAGAATCCAACGCCAGCCGAAGTGTTAGCAGCAAAATAATCAAGTTCGACCAATAGATATGGGTAGCTAGACTGACTATAACTAGATTTAGCGTAAATATAAGCTAGACCGTAATGAGTGTCTTGCTGACCTGTATCATAACTGAAATTGGATGTTAGATCTACAGCAATGATACCATTAGCGTTTGTAAAGCTAGTAGTTGCTGAACCGTAAATTTTACGAACTCTATGAACGTCGCTGTAACCAAGGCACCATGGGCCCTTTGGATTTGTTGCAGTGTTTATCTTTACGTATCTATTTTTACGTATGGCCTTTGAGGCTGGGTTAGCAACAGTTCTCTGCATATTGAACGAAACTTCTACGCCTACTGTGGCGCTTGGGAATTCGCCAGAGTAAACATTGAAAGAAGTTGTATTTGTTACAGTAACGTATGCGTTTGGACCAACAGTTGATCTTGCAATCTGAAGAACTTTGCCCTTTGGATATCTCTTGTAATAAGTTTGACCAGCAGCATTTGCACCGAATGCAGCATCAACGTTAAGGAATGTAGCATTAGTTACACTTGTTACAGTTCTTACATCACTGGCACCAACTCTAATATTATCTCCTGGCTTGAAGTTTGTAGTAAAGGTAGTGCTAGAACCAACAACGTTTGTTGAGGTATTATATACTGTTACATTACCAGTTAGCGCAGAAGAATCTGCATTAGCTGAGAATGTAACAACAATTTCAGAAGCAGAAGAATCGGATAGAGTTGTATTTGAACCGTATGTTAATATGTCAGAACCACCAGCCTGAGAACCAGGAGCTCTAACAACAATCAGACCAGTACTCAACATTTGACATGAAGAGTTTGTGGTTCTATATGTGTAATCAGTGTTGATATTATTTCCAGCGTCTCTTAGGTTCTTAATACCAGGAACGCCGAAACTATAAAGTTGCATCTTATTCTGAGAATCAACAGTGCCATTAGAGACAACGTCGCCAACAGCCTTATTAGTTCCATCGTAATATATTGATTTGATCTGATTGATGCTGTATCCGCTCAATAGCTGAACATCAAATACATGTAACAAATATTCTGCAGAAGCAGAACCAACAACGCCTGCATTATATGTGAAACATCTAGCTTTAGCTGTCCCAATGTATGTTCCAGCTGGTGATACTGAAGAATAGGTTCTGTTTGTGACAGCTTGTTGAGCGGCAGAATATAATTTTACTGTCTGTGCTTTGTCTGTCAAAAATGTTCCTGCAACTTCTTTAAGAGCAAAGAAGCTACCATAATTGAAACTTATTATCTGTGATTTGTTAACGGTAGTGTCAACACCACGGCGCATATTAATATGAGCAGATTTTAATAGCTCAACTCTGTTACCCTGAGCATATCCTATGCCGGGGCTTACTCTGGCAAGAACATTATTAGAACTTGATGGAGCAATTTCGTTTCCAAGAACTGATGTTAGCGTATCAATGGTAAAGTTTTTAACAATATAGTTACCTGATTCTTCGTATGTTCTAGTGGCTAGAATATCACCAACAATAGAATAAACATTGACTGATGGATTTACTTTGGCAACCAAAGATCCATAATTGTAGAAAGCAATAGGGTTAAAATCTTCAGTTAATGATGCTTGTTCTTGTGATAGAGAAACTAGTTTTGGAACCAGTTTTAATCTATGAGCTCCAGGCGCATTTTCATTAGGATAACCAAGAGCGTTGTCTAGCAGACTAGTATCTTGGGTTTCAGTAACAATTTGTTCCACTAGAGTGAAACCAACTACGTTATTAGAAGCGTATGTATTGAAGTTGTTAACTAGGCCAAAAGTTTCTTCAGGAACTTTAATAAAGAAACCATTAATAAAGATAATACCATTACTGCAAGTAATACCATGAGCCTCGCCAGAAGTATATGTGTCAGTAAGAACGTTTGCCCAAGTATATACATTAGCAAGAGAAACATTACCTTGCGGTGTAACCTGATGAAAAGTAAGAAGTTCTCCATTAGAGAATACAGTCTCTCCGCCTTCGCCAGTATCAAGATACTTTAGATAAAGGATATTATTGTCTGGATAATTGCTAGAAAAACCAGCATTAGCATAAAGAACCTTGGCGGTCAAATTACTTGTAACACTGGTTGCAATCGCATTGATATATTCTGTAACGTCTAGGGTTGCTGTATTAGCAGAACCGTTTGAAGCAAAATCCATTAGACGAATATAAGGAACTTTTGGAAGATCTGTTACAGTACAACCTTTAACGACGTCTCCGCTTCTCCAAGCCCAGCTACCAAATGTTTCAATCTGATTCTGTAAAATAGTCTGTAGTTGTGTCAATTCTCTCGCTTGAACAGCAACAGAAGGACGAAACATAATACGATGATAATTTTTATCTACATTATAATCGTCGTAATATGGAGCTACGTTAAAATCAGTCTTTAATGGCATTATAAGTTCCTGTTATTAAATCTCAATAACCAGCTTAAAAGATTCTGTTTGAGAATTGGATCTATTTACGTTATTTATATCTTGGACGTATAACGGTTTTATGTCTTTGGCGTAAATAGAGCCATTATCAATAATGTCTATCTCAGAGCTTATAGAAGAATCGCTAGATAAAACATATTCCCCGTTTGTGAAAGTTTTGTCGCCTACGACCTTTATTCTTGACGTATTGGCAAAGGCTACGATGCCATAAGCATTACTAGTGTTTCCATAAACTCTATCTCCAACAGTGAACGAGACCGGATTCAATAGATTTGCGTCTAAAGTTTGACTAAATGTTGCAGAGGTATAGGCAACATTACTTTTGGCACCGTTAGCATATAGTCCATATGGATTTTTAATTATACCAACCTTGTTATACAAGATATTATCAGGAATAGTGCTTACCTCACTATTAGCAAAATGAAAATTGATACCTAATGCTTTTACATTTAGTTCTGAAACTGGGTCGGAACCATGTCCTCCTGGAGGAGGAACAATAGCATAAACATTAACACCAGAACCAACAGAAGATGTAATATATACATTAGCCCAAGAAACATCAGCGCCAATATCAAGCATTACAATATCGCTGATAGAATTAGTGGAAGTATTTACTAAACTATAAGCGGAAGGTTGTGTGCCTCCATCAGTAACAAACACAACTCTTGGGGAAATTTTATATTGTGTTGCTTCTGGGACGATATTGGTTGTATTAGCCTCGCCTTCTAAGTATACCCATTTACCTACGCTATTAGAAACATAGTTTGAAATCTGGAATATCTGAGAAGTAGTTGCTGTAGTATTATAGATATAAATTGCACTATTAGTATAAAACCCAGAAGCATTACTTGCAGTGTTACCAACCTGAACAACAGTACTATTGGCAGAAAGAATGATTCCATCATGATAAGTGGAATATCCAGAACCAGCGTTTGATATAACTACTTTTTCTACACCACAGTAAACATTAGCATATAAAGAAGTTACACTATTTGCATATACTGGAGCATAATCGTTTGTAGAAAACATCTTATAAACTCTATATGGAACAGAGGTGATGTATTTCCAAACATATCCATCAGATGTTTCGAAAGAAGTTACTTGTGGTATAGAAGGTTTTACAGTAGAAGGGGAATTGTTAGCATTATCGATGCATTTATAAATGTCATAAGAACCGCCAGTATAATCTGGAGTGGATATTACATAAAATTTATTATTAGAATATAGATTTGCATCGTTGTTATCATACATTCTATAAACAACACCATTGGCCCAAATATTATTATCTATCAAAGGTGCAAAATTTGATATTATTAATTTTTTACCAAACAACATTAACCAATCTGATTCAAATTGGGTGTTATAATCGTCAGCAGTAGTGTTAGAAAGCGGTCCAACTCTTTCTATAGGATTAGAAGCGACAGCGTAATAATATGAAGTGTTTGATTTAACATTATCAAGCATTTCATCTATTAGAGCCTTTCTATAAAAAGGTTGTAATACTCCAGACATTTAAATACCTTATCTTCCTATAGCAATGTAATATACATTAGACAAAGTTGCGTTTGATGTTCTGATAACAGCAACACTCGTATTAGTTGCAATAACAGCAGCTTCATAAGTTGCTGCAGCTATATTAGATGTTGCTGTAACAACGTATGGACCTGTAGTGAATGCATTCGCAAATGTAGCGTTTCCAACAGCAGAGTTAGCAAGCACATACCCAAAATTCATTTTGAACCCATTAGGCAGATATGTGTAACCATTGGCTGCAGCTGTATAAGAACCAATATTTACTGTATTAGATGTAACACTTATAGAATTTGCTGTCACCGTTCCATTGCCTGTGAAAAACCCGGAACTGTTGGCAACAGCATTTATAGAAGTATTTCCGATTCTTATGGTAGAGGAATTGTTTCCAAATACCAAAGAGGTCGAATTAACTACAGTATTTACTGAAGAGTTACCGACTGTGATCGCTGTATTAACAACCGGATTGGTATAAAGTTCTAAAAAGTTATCATTGATGATAACCATAGCATCTCTAAGTGGAGTGCCAGTTCCATCATTTGGGCTACTTCCCACGTTAACTACTTGTCTTGCCAATTTAAATCCCCTATGACTAAATTAAGATGGTAAATCTTCTGATATTCTATCGGAAGTTATTGTTCTGTTGTCTGAATATGTTGTATTTATATCAGCCCCAAAATAATTGTTAGCGAACACATATTGGTCCACGGTCAAAATTACACCTGGTAAAGTAGTGCCGTTTGGTAGTTCCTCGTAATAAACATCAGCGCTGACCCTGTGATCTAAAATATCACAGGTTATATAAAGAGGCCAAGAAGTATTTGCAACAGCGTCATAATTCAGTTCTATTGCGCTGGGTAGAACAAACGGCTGAAGCTCATATCTTCCGAATAGAGCAGATCCAGCTGTATGGAATGTTGAATAGAAAATATCTTTATATGTTTCTAAACTTAAACCAGTTCTTATTTCATAAGAATAATCTTGATAAAAATAGCTATCTTGGATGACTTTATCAGAATTCAAAAGACTGTCAGTTGTAGCCCAATAACCAATACCTCTACCAATACCACCTTTTCTTACTAGTCCTCTAATTTCATTAGCTGTGTCGAATGGTATATATTTGGTAGATAGAATAGCGCCGTTTGCTGCGCTGTTCACGGATCTGATTGTCATTTCAGGTAATGAATTATAACCAACGCCGCCATACCAAGCGCCTTCAGAAGTATTAACTGAAACAACATTGCCTTGAGAATTTGTTAGAATAGAACCTCTTGCTGGGTTTTCTGTAACGCCTCCAGTGAAAACAATGGTATCACCGTTAACATATCCTCTACCAGCTTTAACAACTGTTGGGACTTGTAGAATTCCATAACGATAAGCATGAACAGATTCACCCTCAACGTAACCCTTTCCGGAATTAATAGCAGTAACTTTTTCTACGATATTATTACCACTAGAGTTCAGAGCTTCAATATTATCATTTATGCCATTAATTGTGCCATCTAGTCTTTTCATAATATTAGCTAGATTAGTGTAATCTAAAGTACTATATGTGTAAGATAGAATACTGAAAATATCAGAACTACCAGTTGTCTTATTTCTACCAGAATATTCAGAATCGTCAAACTGCGCTGGCATAATAACAACAGATCTACCATACAAAGAACTAGAAGTAGAACTATTATTTGTGAAACCATACAATTGTATTGAAACATCGCTTATTATGTTTCTGATAACAGCCAACTCTAAAGTGTTTGCATTTGAGCTATTTGCTTGAAGATAGATAATATCGTCGTTGGCAAAATATTTACTGAATTTGGCTGTTTTGATAAAATGTTTTTCTGCAGCAACAGAAGACCCTGTATATATTTGAATTACCGGACCACCAGCTGAATTACTTAAAGTAATAGCTGATGAATTGGTAGTCTTAATATAAAGCACAGAATTTGCTGATAGATTAGCTATGGCTGTATTACCAGCCGGAACGTCGTAATATACTCTATCGTTGACTGCAAAATACAAATCAGCATTTGCTATTTTGAACGCATAACTAGTATTATTAATCGATGTAGTATTAGCATAAACTGATGTTATAAATCCATTAACGTATGGATAAGTGTTACGTAAAGTATCGTTTAATAAGTAATGAGTTTCACCAGCTAATATAACACTAGTTGATATTTCAATAGGATCTGAGTTACCAGTAAATGTATCGCTTAATGTTATTGCAGTAGAATTAGAACTTTCAACGTAATAAAAAGAATTTGGTGTGAGACCAATTATACCTGTATTTCCGCTAGGAACTAGGTAATAAACGTAATCGTCTGGGTAAAAATATGTATTGGCATTTGTTAACAGAATAGAATAGGCTGAATTATTTACTGAAGTAGTATTTGCATAAAAACTTCTTGTTAAAGCCTTTGTTATAAACGAATGTCTTTCTGTAGTATTAGCAGCAACAGCAGTAGTAATACTTAATTCAGCGCCGCCCTGTGTTGCGCTCAATGTAATACCAATTGAGTTAGTTGTTTTTACATAATATCTAGTATTTGCTGTCAATCCGGTTATTGCTGTATTACCTGCTGGAACAATATAATCAACATAAGCATTAGCGTCATAATGTTTTAAAGCATTAGGTATAAGAATTACATTACTAGAAATATAAGAAGTATTGACATATACTTGACTGGAATACGCATTAACAAAATCGTTGCTATTATACCAAGTCAATTTACCTGGAATATTTTTAGACATAAAAGTTGATCTAACGAATACGTTTGCGGGCGCAATATATCCGTTACCAGCCAAAACGTTTGTAAGGGCTGCAATTCTTCCGAAACTATTAGTTTCATAACTAAAACACTCATCTAAGGTGGAAGAAGCATTAGCGTTTGGGTATTTGTAGAACCCATAAATTTCGTTTAATTGAAGGTCTTGATAATCTAAAAATAAATCAGTATTATATGTCAAAGACTTTACGTCAGCCAATTTAATATTAAAACTAGCACCCTGACCTGTTTGATCTAATATATTTTTATACAAGAAGATGGCAGCATTAGCAGCAAAGCCAAACCCACCGTTCTTAATATTAAAGTTAAGAGAACCATAACCACGAAACAAGGATGTAACAACTATTAATCCTTGATCGCCGAACGAATCAACTTCATTAGTATCTGGATCTTTATATGCTATTTTTAAAATGTCACCAACGTTAAATGAATTTCCACTGTTGAAAACATCTAATCTATCAAGAGAGCCTAGAATTGTTGGGGATAGACCAATCAAATTAGAATCTGTTTTATATCTCTCATCAACTATTTTTTCAGCAACGATGAAGTCTCCGCCTTTTGGAGCAACATGGTTAATATACATAACATATATTTCATTTTTGTTGAAATGTTCTTTTACAATTCTTTCAACTACTGCTGTAGTATGAGAAGAAATGCCGTATATTGTTTTACCAATCAGATCCTCTAATACAGGACTCCAAGTTATTTCTAGGTATTTTGGTTCAACCCATTTACCGTCAGAAACTCTTAAAACATCTTGGCCTGGTAAGTAAATATCTACGTTTTCGTTATAAACCAATTTAAATAATAGTTTATAACCTTGTATAGTTCCCTTAGAACGATAAACATCTAGAATATGTTTTAATAGAAATCTTTTATTAGCAATGATATTAAACGGAATGCCATAAAGATATTTTTTCTGAAAATACTCCAGAAATCTTTCAATGGTGGTGTCAATATCTCTATATTCAAATAATTCTCTAGCTTCTTTAATTGGCTGGCCTTCTTGTTCCATCCACTCAAAGTAAGTCTTTACGAACAAAATGAAGTTTTCACCCTCTTCTTGGTAGAATTGGGGGAACTGATTTTGAACAAAATTCGAGATTGTTTTTTCTATTGTTAAATCCATTTTACTTTATTGTTTCTATAATTTCTATATTAACATCTACTGGATCGATCAAAAGCACAACATTCTTTGATGCAATAATATCTTTATTCTTAGTAGTCAAAGACAATTCTATATACCCATCATAATCTGCAGTCTTAAGATTTGATATTGTTACCATACCAGTGTTATAATCGATAGTTCCTATATCAGCTTTAAGAACTGTTCTTACGCCTTTCAAATAAGTATAAACAATAACATTTCCAACAGCGTCATCTTCCAAATAGCAATTAGGATAGATATTATCATCTTCGTCTACGTATGAGAACGATGTGCTTCCCAAAACTCTTTCGTCAGGATAAGCGACACCATTATAATATCCTTCTTGTTCGGCGCCATTATTAAATCTTATATCAAAAGAAGTAGCAAATAGTAATTTCGGAGTTAATCTTTTAACGATTTTAACACGTGTATCGTTACTAGTTATACTTTGATCTAACGAATCAATATGAGTAACGAATCTACTATATCTAAAATCATTGCCAAATTTTTCCAAATGATCTTTACTGAAATTTATTATTCCATCTAGAATCATACTTTTAATTTCAGTAGAATATTTTGTTGTTAGTTTAGAATTAAACTGAACAGTTGTAGTAACATCAATATAGAAATATTCAGGATCTGTAACTATAATTCTATTTGGTAATGCTATATAATCTTGCAAATAATTGATAATATCATTTTTCAATAAAGACGAAGCAGTTATTGATGCCGTTGGTTTAATAGATACAATAACTCTTCCATATAGTTTTGGTTCTAAGTCTTGACCGCCGTAAATAATAACGTCGTCCACCGCACCACCAAACTCAGCACGTACTAATGAATAATAGTCATCTACAGAAACTGCTCTTTGTTGTGTAGCATAATATCTTGGAGCATTAAATCTTATATTCTCAATGCTTTCTTGATTTGCACCTTGTATAGAACTAGTAATAACTGTAATATCTGAAGCAGTGGCCTCGCCGCCATTACCTGGTCCAATGTTATCAGATAATACGAAATTTTCTACGCCATTACCGTCTGAACCATTTGTTACAATGTAATCAACGTTGATAGAAGCACCATTAATAGGTTTCTTACCAAATAAACCATCGCCAAACTTTATTTCATATTTCCCGCCTTCAACAGCTTGAATAAAGTAAACTGTAGAAATGTCGTTCAAACCAAAAAGCGTAGAAGCGTAAGTATATTCTGTATTAGAACCATTTTCAGCAACATAAACTGTTAAACTTGATGTATCAACATTTTCATTAGATAATGTGAATTTTTGATTTTCTATATCATAATCTACAACAAAAGAATCTGAGAAATATGTTCCTTCGTTTACTTGGATGTTATCAACCAAATATGTGTTATTCGAAGAAACAAATGTCTGTGAAAGATCGGTAACAAAGGTATATGATCCATTGGAATTATAACCAGTAAATCTAGTGCCTTTTGGTAGAGTTAATTTGTTTGATGTTAGACCAGTGGTTTCTACAGTGAATGTAATATTAGCAACAGCGCAATGTGCGCTTCTTGGAATATAGTTCAATTCTTTGGCGTGTGAAATAACAGAATCGATTTTCTGAGCGGAGTCCAAAAACATCTCAGATGCAACCATATTCAAATAGAATGAATTCAAAAATGAATTATATGACATAACATCAAGTAGAACGTTGATGTTTGAGCCGTCAAAATTATAATCTTTGAATGCTGATTGTGTCTTAAGGAATTCTTTAAAATTACTCTTAAGAGTATCGAAGTCTAAAGACGATAGATTAAGTGAACTATTTGCCATTTATCGGACTCTTTTTAGTACTAAGTTAAGAGTTAACTCTGTTGGATTATTTATTAGATTATAAATTAATGTTATTTCTATTTGGTTTTCATTAATGTTATCAGTATTTACAATAGTTTGTAAAAGATTAACTCTAGGTTCATTGTTTTCAACTGTGTTGTTTATAAACAATTCCAAAGAATCTCTAGCTTCATCGGTATTGAGTTCGAACAAAGTTGCCATGACATCAGAGCCAACCGTAGGCTGAAATAGTCTTTCGCCTAGATTAGTTCGTATAAGATTTTTCAGAGATTGCATAACAGCATGCTCGTTAGTAACTCTTGCTAACTGATTGCCTACTGGTGTTTTTGCAAAACTTGTCATAAAATCTGAAAAGTATTCAATTTGTTTTTTTGAACCTGTAAAGGTGTCTGCTCTTGTTAATGCCATTTTTATCCTACGTCTACTAAGCTACTTCCGGATGAAGCCTTTGGATTACAATGTTCTCCTCCAGCCGTTGGACATAAATTATCTGGATTGGCGCTATCAGTCACAACTATTATTTTTTTACCGCCAATTGTAATATATGATTTACTGGCGATTAACCCACCTGCCCCATGAGTGTTTTGATCGTTTTCTACTGCCCATAATTTGTTATCAATAGTGACAAAACTCTGACCACTAACCACTGTAGTAGCCCCACAAGATCTTTGGTCATCTTGTCTATGTGCTTGCATATACTATTTAACCTTGCTCAAACTTAATAGATGCAGATTTAATTGTTATGGTGCCGCTTTCTATAACAATACTAGAACCACCAACCTTTATAGTTACCTTAGATCCAGCATCTATTGTAATATCAGTTGCTGCCTTAACAAAAGCATCTGAAGCGGAATTAATGGTAGCTGTTGAACCAGTCTGCACCATCATAGTGCTACCTGTTTCTATTTTACCTTTTTCGCTAACATAGTTGTCGTAATTGGCTCCAGCATACAACGAAACGTCTTTCTGGAACACTTCGATCTTTTTCTTTTCACCCATAGATACATAATCGCCTTCAGTGGCGTTAAATCTATCACCCTTTACTCTATGACGATTGGTTCCTGCATCAACATTACAATGAACTGGCGCTGAACCTTGCTGAACACCGTTGTATCTGGAATCTCCAGACATCTTAAATTCTTTTTTACCAGTTCCTCTGTAATAGTTTTTACCAGCAACATGACCAAAGTCATCGCCATGTTCCATTCTACCAGTCTTTTCGCCATTGTGATCAAAATGACCATCTACTTGAACTGACTTACCACCGCCAACATAACCTCTATGTTCGCCGGGATTTACTGAAGTATGAATTTCTTTTTTATCTTGATCGTGGTGCGTTATTTGATAACTACCGCTTGGGGTCAATGATTCTGAATACGACTTTTCATGTTCATCTGGATTGCGGTATGTTAGATGATGTCCTCCAAGAGCGTCCCATTCGCCATGAACGTAACCATACTTTGGTTCAATGTCATTCTCATCTAATGCTGATTTTGGAACTTTTTTGTTATGATCTACCATTAACTTACACCTAACAATGTTAACATCTGAGAAATATTTTTCTTGCCTGTTTCAGTTACATCGCCACCAGCATAATATCCGCCGCCAGAAGCTCCTGGGAAACCACTACCAGCTCCACCACCACCGCCGCCGGATCCGCCACCAAAACCACCAAAACTACCGAGTAGATTACCACCACCCATGTTACCAAGCACTCCTCCAATACCTCCACCACCAGAACCAAATCCGCTCATGATATTTGAAATGCCACCCATATTACCTAATGAACCTAGAGCGCCGCCGACGCCACCACCCATGGCTTGATTACCCATTTCAAACAACTGATTATTAAAAGTCATATCTTTAGTATATTGATTCAATGTCTTTTGTATATCGCCTTGGTTCAATACAGATTTTGGTAATTGCTGAGAAGTAAGCATTTGCATAAGAGACTGTAACTGTCCTCCCATGCTCCCGCCACTACTGTTGTTTTGATTAGCGTTATTGCCCATATTGTTGTTTGTTATATTATCTTCAACGTTTACTACTTGTTTAGCTAATATATAATTCAATATTTCTATTGTTAATATTGGCTGCGGATTCTGAACCCAAATATATGGCTTCAGATCAGTAGCTATTTCAATTTCAGACAAAGAATAAGTTTCTTCGTTTGGCGTGGTATACACAAATGTTCCAGGTTCTCTTCTGGTATAAACTTTTTCGGTTTTGTCTGGCGACAACCATTCTATATAACCTGGATATGGGTCAAGAGCAATTTGATAATACTGTTTAATATAACCGTCAGGAACTTCGCTTGTTGCAATCAAAGGACTTGGAACAATATCGCCATAAATTGTTTCATCGTATACCGATACAGGAATATTCAATGGTCCATAATATAATGCAACTTTAATTAGATTGGCTATAGAATTCTTAACAATTTCTTGAAATCTGTCATCGACTTCATCAATACCGCCATTGTCCAAAAGGGTTGTGAAAACTTCTATTACTCTTTCGAACCCATACTTCAATGATAATAAAGCCAAAGCGCCAGTAAACGAATCATTTATTACAGTTATAATACCTGCAGGCACTGGATCGGTGCTATCAAGAATACCTTGTGGTGTGTTTTGACCTGAACCGCCAGAACCCATACCACCCATCATTCCACTGCCCATACCAAGGATATTAGTCATCTGCATCAACTGAGGATACATTTGCGGTAGAACTTGAGCCTTACCTTGAGGATCAATTTGTTTCATTAATTGCGGTAAGTCAGTTTGACCTTTTTCAGCAGCTGCAGAAGTTGGCTTGTCTGCATTAGGTGCAAACTTATCTCTAGCGTCTGATAAACTTTTTGATTCGTCTGGTTTTACTGCCGGTGAATCTGCATATTTCACCTCAGCATTAATCTTTGGTTTTTGACCGCCTAATGTTTGATGATTAGGACTGACCGTTTTATTGTTATTTTCAAAAGCCTTTTCTGCCATTAATTACTTTTCCTTGTCCATGCAGGATTATCAATACCAGGTTTTCTAATTTTACCACCGGAATTTCTTTGGGCTTCTTGACTTTGTTGACCAACACCGCCATTACTATCATCATGACCTTCTGGCATATCACCACGTGCTAATGACCCAAGAACAATAGGATATTGCATAGCAGTATCATGAGGTAAATATGTAACCAACACTCTAGAACCAACTTTAAGACCAGAAGGCGAAACACCAATTCTTGATGTTGCAGCCGATGTTACTGGTTGAACAACCATAGCCCATGGAAGTTCTTCGTCTTTAATTGATTGTTCATCGTTATGTTCGTTATATATTCTAACCTTAACACGTCCAGATCTAGTCGGATCTTCTTCAAAATTTCTAACTTCAGCAATATAAAACATTATCCTTGACCTCCACCGCCACGTTTGAACGATGCCTTAACAACTCTTAATATCATTGTGCAATTTGGCGGCTCGGCTGCAACTCTATACTTTGTTCTTATAGCAACAACCAAACACTTACCATTGAATTGCGACTCGCCTTCTTCCCAATCACTATTAGCTTTCTTAGGAATATCCAATTCAATCATAGAACCTAAAGTGATTTTAGGGTTGTAGTAAACTTCTAATTCAGCTGAGTTCTGTGCCAAGTGGGCCAGAAATGCTGACCTTTTTGTTTTTGCCTCAGAAGTTGTATGCTTATCTTTATTGTTTGCCTTATCATGTATGTATCTAACAGGCAAAGACTTAGCATATGAAGGCGACTGATCGTATACGCCCTGACTATCAGCAAATTTGAATTTGTTCTGCTTTTGAGTGTTTGTAGCAATAACCTTATGACTTGTTAAATCTATAGCGTATTCTTCAGTCTTATCTAAGGCTCTAGGACCAGCATCAAAATTCTTAGAGGGTTTAAACCACATGATAGAATTTTGTCTGTCTTGCTGATTTGCTTTAGAAAAACTTAAATTTGTAGTTTGTCTTAATTTAACTACAGGTGACTGTTCAAACAATTCTTCAAAAGTCTTAAACACATATTTGTGTTCGCCCCCGCTGTCCCCTTGTTGGAATAAAGCAAACGTAGAAGATTCATATTTCTCAGAAACATGTTCTGTATTCATTTTCTTTATAGCGTCTAAAGGATGCATTTTAGGAATTACGATTCTACGATTTCCTTTGGTGTCAGCTTTATCTATTTTTCTTTTAGTTTTAAACCCTTCTTTGAGTATATGCTCAACTACTTCACTGGTTTTACCTTTAAAGCTCTTTTCGATATGATTACCCTGAGCGTTTAGAAATTCAGGAGAAACACATCTTATGTCGTATTGTTTATTGTGACCAGACCCAGTGTTGTTTAAAGATTCATCATTTAGATTTTTATTCTGGAACATTTTAAATTTGAAGTTACCGCCGCCGCCAGAACTAAAAATGTTATCATCTCCAGAAAATCTTATCTCGACATCTTGATCGTATGAACCATTAATTCTGTTTTGACCTAATGCGTCGGAAGCATCCATAACTCTTACTTCACCAACTGGTCCGTAAGGATTCAATATATCTTCATATACGTTGAAACCAACCAATGAAACTTTCTTGTCCTTGGTTAGCTCCATATTACCAACTTTTACGTTGGATATTTTGATATCACCTGCAGCCATTTTATTCCTTCAATAAATCTGTTAGGTTATCAACCGCTACTTGCTTCAATCTGTTATCAAGAACTCTAATAGTTTTATTAAATTCGTTTTTATCTTCTTCAAATTCTAAGTAAGTAACAGCTTTCCAATACGCCTCTTCTTCTGCCGGTATATTGGAAGAAACTACATTTGAAGATGTAAACACAGTATTTACTGAACTCTCAGAGCCATAAATATAACTGTTAGAAGTTATGGAAACATCATCGTTATCAACAAATATACCGCTAACATGACAAACAGAAACTTTATTATTAGAAACTGACAACACCTGTCCTCTTCCATAATTCTCGTTACTGAAATTTATATAACAAATTTCATCTTTTATGAAAGAAGTATTACTGACGGTATACTGAACAATTTTGTTGGTATTAGTTTTCCAATCAATCTGTTTTCTCTTGTATGACATGGTTCTTCCGTTAGAACCAAATACAGGCTCCCAATATCTTTGCATGCCAGGAGTCAATGCATTATATCCACCAATTGTCAGCTGATCTCCGTCTACCCAATTATTAACATAATGTTTAATTTTAGATTGAGCGTTATAATAAGAACCATATTTCTTGTCTAAGAAATCGACCATTTCTCTTTCGTGTAAATACCACTCATAATATGGGTCAACGATTTTGTTTACAATATAAAGGATCCAACTTTTATATTGATCATCATAATATCTAGCACTTAGCTGATCGGCTCTTTCATTGTCGGTAATTTCATAAGGATAATAAACAAATGGAATTGTTTCGATTTTGTCTAAAACAGTAACACGCCTAGTAATATCTATGGCTTGATTATTAGCATAGGTTATAACAGGGAATTTGTCGAAATATCTTTGTGGCATGTCTTACTCTTTATGTTATTTCTTCTGAAGTCCAGAGCTGAATTTCTTTCAACTGCAATGTAAGGTTGATTACTGTTGGTGCTCCACTTCTAAAGAAAGATGGAGTTCCTGATCCATTATAATCAACTTGAACTGATATGATGGCGCATGGCTTCAGTTTGAATAGATATTTCTCTGGCTTAAATGATACCAAAGCAATCTTAGGGTATTTCTGTAGCCCCCAAATTCCAGTGGTACTAGGTAATGCAGCTGCCTTGCATTCTTTTATTATACTCAATAAAGTCTCTGATTCGCTTTCTGTGTTTGGAGCCAAAGTCCAACTTAATGTAAATTCTTTAAATCCGGGTCTTTTGAACATCATAAACATGAAAGGATTGACAACACTACCTGATGCTATTTCTCCGCCTTTCATTCCTAGGCTCAAACCTGAAAGCAAGGCGCTACCAAAATTACCTAAGTATTGTGCGGCAGCTTGTGAAGCCATTCCGCCAACTTCATTAGTGGCACTCCACTCTTCCCACAAGATAACTTCATTATCGTTTAATCTTCTTGGAATTGGCAGCTTGAACCCACCACCATATGATATAGCTCCTAAACCGCTTGACACCAAACTGTATTCATAATTCACCAAGCTGATGTTAGTATAAAACCCTCTATTAGACTGAATCAAGTCCTCAGGGAAAGTTTTTGATTGTCTGTTAAATCTTCCGGGCGGTTGCGGAAAGTTCTGTGTAAGAGCCATAGTATCCCTTAATCTTGTAATAAATATTACTTTACCTTATTTATTAAACTGAAACAAGATGGCGACAACTAAAGGTTATTTTAAACCACTAAACCCCAATAAATACAAAGGTGATACTTCAAATATTGTCTATAGAAGTAGATGGGAATTTGTCTATATGGCAAGATTAGACAAAGACCCAGATGTCGTATGGTGGCAAAGCGAGGAAACTATAATTCCTTACAGGTCTCCGGTGGACAATCGGATTCATAGATATTACCCTGATTTTGTGGTAAGGAGAAAAACTAAAGAAGGCTCTAAAACCATAGTGGTTGAAATCAAACCTTATGCTCAGACTTTACCGCCGACAATTACCGAGGCCAAAAAAAAGTCTAGAAAGTATTTGAACGAGGTTATGACTTGGGGTGTAAATTCTGCTAAGTGGAAAGCTGCAAGAGAATTCTGTAAAGATCGTGGTTATGAATTTGTTATCATCACAGAAAAAGAACTAGGACTTATGTTTTAATGCCAAACACTTTTAATAGTCTTATCAAAGCCAGCTCTAGGGCGATAGCTGATAAATCAACAACGGCTCAAGATTGGTTTTCGGCTTCTGTTGAAGATTTGAAGGCCAATAAAACAAAAGGCGATCCCAATAAAATCTTCAAAAAGTCCTCTATGCCTTTTATCGGAGGCATGTTCCTTTATATGTATGACCCAAAATATAAAGACAAGTTACCTTTTTATGATATGTTCCCTTTAACTATGCCCGTTGAAATGTATCTGAATGGGTTTCTAGGTATAAACCTACATTATCTGCCTCCGTTGGGTAGAATTAAGATTTTGAATTCTCTTATCGATTTGACAGATGAAAATAAATACAACAAGAATAAAAGGTTGAGTATCTCTTATGAATATCTAAGAGGTTATTCAAACCAATTAAAGGGCGTTGAGGGCTGCGTGAAAAGATACCTTTTTTCGCACGTTAGAAGTTCTTTCCATGAAGTTGATCCTTCAGATTGGGAAAAGGCTGCTGTGTTACCGCTTCAAAGATGGAAAGTTAACAGTAACAAAAGATACGCTGGTTCACCACCTTACTAGGACGAAAAATGCCATTTAACATAAACGCTTATCAAACGAATTTAAGGGACTTTGGTTATCTAGATAATAACTCATTTTCTGTTCTGATACAGACCCCAAGAATTTTGTCTAACGCTGTTCTTAGTAACCAAGGCACACCAACAGCGATATATAAAATCGCCAAAAATATGGAATTCAGAATAGACCAGGTTAGAGCTCCTGGTATTTCTATTATGACGGCTGACATAAACCGTTTCGGTATTGGCCCAACTCAGAAAATGCCAATAAACGCCCAATTCCAAGAAGTAAGTTTATCAATGCTTGGCGATCATTATTGCGAATTCTGGCAATATTGGTATCAGTGGACCAGAGCAATTTTCCAATTTAATGGATCATCAACAAACAATACCGCCCCGAACTATACTGCAGAATACAAAGAAAATTATGCAACAACCATGTGTATTTTCATATATGATCATTATGGCAATATAGTCCAAAAGATTAATCTATTTGACGCCTTTCCGACAGCTATTAGAGAGTTTCCTCTTTCTTGGGGCGATTCGAATCTTATGAAAATCAACGTTTCAATTGCTTACACTGAATACACTATAGAAAATTCTACCGTGCAAGCAACCAACTCTCAACAAAGAACCAATCTAAGAACAGGAACTGCGAGAGACACTATAACAAATTAATGATGGAGTATATTAATGTCATTACCGAAAATTGACTACCCTGTATATAAGGTGAATGTTCCTTCTTTGAAAAAGGACTATCAGTTTAGACCCTTTTTGGTCAAAGAAGAAAAGTTATTATTAATGGCAAAGGAAAGCGATAACCAAGCTGATATCCTTTCTGCTATTAAACAGGTAGTTAATAACTGTTCCGTTGATCCAAAACTAGATGTCGGTAAACTAGCTTTATTTGACCTTGAGTTTATCTTTTTAAAACTCCGCTCGGTTTCTGTAGACAACGTGGTTAAAGTTTCTTATAGAGATTCAGAGGATAAGAAGGTTTACGACTTTGACATCAATCTAGACGAAGTTAAGGTCAATTATCCAAAGAAGTTGGATAACAAGATAAAAATAACGCCACAGTCAGGTATTATAATGAAATACCCTTCGGCGTCGCTATATGATGATACTGATTTCTTGAATCTAGAAAAAGATTATATGTTTGAACTTATCATTAGATGTATTGATTCCATTTATTTTGAAGATCAGATTTATGAATGCAAAGATTATAAGAGAGAAGAACTGAACGAGTTCCTGGAAAACCTGAATATCAAGACCTTTGAACAGGTCCAGAACTTCCTGTTGAATGTTCCTAGAATGGAATACAAGATAATCTATCAAAATGAACTTGGGAACGATCGTGAAATTGTATTGTCTTCGTTAAACGATTTTTTTACGTGGCGCTGAGTCATAGTACATTATCTAATTATTTTGCTACTATATTCTCTTTGGCTCAGCACCATAAATATTCAATTAGTGAAATAGAATCTATGATACCCTTTGAAAGAGATATATACGTTCAAATGCTCGTCAACTACTTAAAAGAAGTAGAAGAAGCTAAAAAGAAAAGCAGCGGATAACAAATGGCCATAGAAGCAGAAGAATTAGCGGTAATATCTAGAAGCATTAGAAATGCTGGAGTTGAAACTGCAGGCGAATTCCGTCAAGCAGCCAATGCCAGCAACGCTAATCTCAGCAGAATAGTCAAAGATATTTCTACAACCTTCAAAGCACAGAGAGAAGATATCGCAGATCTTCATAATGTGCTTGAGGAAATGGTTTCTGAGTCTCAGCAAACTGGTAACAAAATTGACAGTCTAAATTCTCTATTCAGAGAGTCTTTAGAAATACAAAATTCTATGCGCACCGAGATGAGCAATGTTACCAAAAACACTCGTATTCTCAGCGGTGACATTGAATCTTTAAACCGTAACATTATGAATAATACTAGCAGTGGGTTGTTGGGAAGTATTTCCAATCTAAGCACAGATTTTGCTAAGCAACTAGCATTAATGGGAGTTGGAGCTGCTGTAGCTGGTGGTGGAATGACAGCTCTGGGTGCTATGGGCGGTGGAGGTCTAGGTAGACAAGAAGTAAAAGAAGGCAGCGGTTCTGGATACGAACAATCTGGATTAAGCAGACAAAATGTGGCAGACATGATCAGAAAGTCTGCCATACAACGTGGAATTGATCCTGAAACAGCTGTTGGTATCGCTAAATCAGAAGGTTTGAATACATATAGATCATCGGCTCCAGGCAAAAAATGGGGTATGGAAAGAGAACCTTCATATGGACCATTCCAATTATTGGTTGGTAAAGGCACTGGTGGCCCAGAAGGTCTTGGTGATAGGTTTAAAGCTGCAACAGGTATTGACCCAGCAACAGATCGATCAGCTGCTTCTCTTCAGAAACAAATAGATTTTGCTCTTGATGAAGCAAAGAAAAAAGGTTGGGGTCAATGGTATGGTCGTAAGACTGCTGGGATTGGAGAGTTTCAAGGAATAAACGTTGATACTTCTAAAATGAAGGCTCCTGAAATATCAACCACTCCACAAACAACTACGCCAACAACAACCCCATCTGCTACTCCAGTGTCAGCGCCTGAAGCAATTCCTTCTGCTAATGATCCTCGAACAGAACGTATAGGCAAAGAAGGCGGTCATGGTCCAGTAAGTGGCGCTGCTCATGAGGATCATAAACATGGCGAACAAGTAAGTGCTTCATTGCCTTCTGGTGATGTTGTTGCTCTTGGTCATGCTCTAGAAAAAATGGGAATGCGTATCTCTGAACATCCGCAGTTCGGCGGCGTTAAACCTGTTCATAAAGGTAAGGCGCATTATGAAGGCAGAGCAATTGATATCAATTTTGGTGAAGGTAACGTTGAAGCAAAGGATCCTGTTATGGGAGCCAAGTTTGATCAACTAGCCGAACAATTGACTAGACTAGGATATAAAGTTTATTGGAGAGAAAGCGGACCATATGCAGCTGCTGGTCATAATAATCATCTACATGCTGAAATTCCAAAAGGTGGGGCGCAGTCTGTTCCAGACACATATCAAATAGCAGGTTCGCCAGAACAAAGAGCGATGCAAGGAGCAACTCCAGCCGCTGGATCTACTGCATCTACTGCTCCGCCTGCAGCTACACCTATGGCGGCTGAACCAGTAGCACAAGCGCCTATATCTCCCGGAATTGCAGCCCCACCAGCTGGCGCAAATATGATGGGTCAAATGATGGGTATGATACCAGGAATGATGGGTGGAGGAATTGGTGGTATTGCAGGAATGTTACTACCAATGATTGCCTCAACTATACAATCAGAATTAGTATCAACACCATCGATGCCAGCATTGAACGCACAAGCATTAAACCAAGCTGCAGTTACTTCGCAAGCTACTGAACAAACAGTTCAAGAAGCTCAAGTTTCTTCGCACACCCCACAAGTCAATGCAGAACCAAATAGAATGCATAATTCAAATCAAGCTGGATTTGCTTATAATATGCCAGGAGATATTGAGTGGCCAGATTGGGCTGGTATGCTTGGTGGCAATCATTACGAAGAAATGAATTTGTTTAAACCTAGAATGTCTAGAGGATAATAAAAAAGGGAGCCTTTTGGCTCCCTCTTCATTTTAGTCGTTAGCGAGTTTCTTGAAAAACTCCAATGACTCATCGTCATCTTCGTCGTCGCTAGAATACTTCGGCGCATGAGTCGCCTTAAAAGTCGGAGCAGTTTCTTCATCCTGCCATGGAACTTCAGTATTCTCAGCTGCCTTACGCTTCGTTGCAGGAGCATCCTCGGCAAGAACCTTTGCTAGACGAGCACGTAGCTCCTCTTCTGACTTGAAGTTCTTGGGATCTAGGAATTCCTGAAGAGAATGTTCGCTCTTCCAGATCTGCTCCAGAACCTTATCGTCATCAGACAGAGCCTCTGGCTTACCAAACTCTGACTTATCATAGTTACGATAACCTTCAACCTGTCGGATCTTCAGCTTGAATGGAGCGCCAGCCCAAAGATCGAATGGGTTGATTGCTTCCTCGTCAGCAAACTGAGGCTCCATTGCCTCCTTTAGCTTGTCGAAGATCTTCTTACCATACTTGTAGAGGAAAACCTTACCCTCGTTAGCAGGATTGCCTGGATCGCTGATAACCTGAATATTGCTGATGAAGTGAAGACGACGCTTCTGCTTACGAGCAATTTCCTTGTTAGCCTCAATACCAGAGTTCCAGAGCTTAGAATTATACTCAGAAACTGGATCGCTCTTACCAAGAGTGGTCAGCGAGTTCTCGATATACCATCCGCCTGGACCCTGGAAACCATGATCAAAGATACGAACGAAAGGAACATCTTCGCCAGCTGGCGGAGGAAGGAAACGAATAACAGCATAACCATTACCAGCCTTGTCGACTGTTGGCGTCCAGAAACGGTCATCGGCACCTTTGCCTTCGCCGCCTGATAGCTTATTGAGTTCTGATGTTAGGGATTCGAGAGACTTCTTACCTGAAGCTGCCTTGAGGGACTTAAAATCTACCATGTATAATCTCCGTATTACGATGTATAACAATTGTATGATGGGCATTTGTATCACCCAACATTATTTAGTATACTCCATATCACTCATAATGTCAAGCATTACTTGCTTTATTTTTTCACGATCATACTTTATAAATGGAGTATATTTCACAACCCTCAATCGGATATCTTCCCATATCGGGTCGTATTCAAGTTTATCGTCCCATTGCTTTAATGCCTTTGTCATTTCAACAAAAATACAAAGAGACTCTAAACTGATCTCGTTGGCCAGAAATAACCGTAAGGCAGCAGGATGTTGCTGACCCTTCGGTTCTTCTAGAATTTTCTTAAAATCTGTTTTAAAATTGTATGTAAGGGACTGGTTACGCTTCTTCCAGTTTTGATATGTTACTTGAGCAGATTCTGAATATGCGAGCTCACGGATCCAGAGTTTTGGATCAACACTAAGATTAGCAATAAGAAACTCGCATACATTTTCAATCTTAGATAGTTTTTCAAAAAACACCTTATCCTTACGCTTCTCAAATGCATTTAATGAAGTATTTGTTTTTCCATTATATTTTACATAATCATAATTTAGTTTATTAAAATGATTTTTTAAAGCAATATAATCTTTAAAAGCATCAAAAGCAGTCATGTTTCACCTAAATAATATTGCCCATCGCGATGCGTCAACATCCATGGGCTCTAATACTAACCAGGAGTATCAGCATGGATATTTATTACGTTTACGCTTATATTAACAAATCCACAAATCTTCCATATTATATTGGTAAAGGCAAAGGTAACAGAGCCTATTGCAAACATACCAATGTTTCCACCCCAAAAGACAAATCCAAAATTGTATTCTTAGAAACAAATCTTACCGAAATAGGAGCTCTTTCTATAGAAAGAAGAATGATTCGTTGGTATGGTAGAAAACAATCTGGCGGCATACTTCTAAATCAATTAGAAGGGGGAGACAACCCTCCTTTGCACACAGGAAAAATAAGAAGCGAATCTCATAAAAAAGCAATATCTATTTCCAAAAAAGGTAAAAAGAGACCGGAATCTGATAGAAGAGCAATATCATTAGGAAAAATTGGCAAAAAGATAGGTCCAGCCTCGGAAAGCAGAAAACAAGCAATCTCACAAGCCAAAAAAGGTAAACGATGGTTCAAAAATAAAGAAGAAACCAAATGTGTTTGTTGTCTACCAAATCAAAAGCCAAAAAACTGGGTTCCTGGAATGATTAAAAAATCAAACATCTCCAGTATTTGAAGAAGGAATTTCAGGTTGTTTCTTTGGAGTTGTAATCTTTATATGCTTCGAACGACGACATAACGACTCAGGCTCTCCATATTGTAAATAAGTCAAAAACTTGAAGTATAATCCCTTCTCACGACCATATGCCTCGATTTCCCAAGGACATTCCCAATAGTCCATTTCTTCGTGAAGATACTTCTCACCTTGCCATTTGACCATCCGTACGGGACGCCAAATGTCTTTCATCTCACCTTTTGCATATTGCTTTAAATGAACCATCTCATGAGCGAGCGCAAGAAGAGTCTCCTTCTTGCTAAGGGCACGGTCAATACCTATTTGAAACTCTCTGCAATTATTATTGTCGTCTGTCCAATCGCAATAAGCATAATCCCCGTCTTCATTCGTAAATTTCTCAAATTTTACTACCAAACGGATGTTATTAAATAGTTTCCCGCCCCCGATTAAGTACTTACCATAGAAATATATCGCTTTTTTGATTATCCCCAATGATACGTGCGATGGTCGACCGATTGTCTGTATACGCATAAACGCCTCCAACAATGGTTGAACCTAGTATTTATATGGGAAGGCGAGCTCCACGCTTCAGAACATTAAGATTTTCAGCTTCTAACTGAATCTTAGACCTCATTACCGGATCTTTTTTGATCCAATAGGCTGCAGTCTCAATTTCTAGATTATTCTTCTCGCACCAAAAGACAACAGCGTCAATATATTCTATATTCTTGTCTCTACAGAGCTTTTCTACTTCTTCTACGAAGTTTGAATTTTTAAGCATTGTTTTTCATATTCTTTCAATTCAGCGATTCTTTGTTCTAGATACTCCTGTATGTGGGTATCATTGCTTCGTAGAGCCTTACTTCTATTCAATTCCTGTTGTAATGACCACATTACTGTGCTGGCGTGAGAATATGAATAAGTCTCTTTAATATGCATAGAACTAATCCTTGATTGTGATTGTCGTGGGTTCGCCTTTGGTCATATTATAGAGCGTAGAAGCATTAGAAGGATGGAGCCGAACGCAACCATGAGAAGCAGGACGCCCCAAATTACCTGTATGAGGAGTAGCGTGGATAGCAAATCCACCAGAAAAGAAAATAGAGTGTGGCATCGGCGCATTGTCATACTTCTTTGAATAGTGCATTAGATGATAAAAATAAGGATGAAAAGTTCCTGTTGGGGTGTAATAACCCTTTCTAGCAGTAGATACTGGCCACTGCTCGATCAACTCTCCATCTTGGTAAACAGACATAGACTGATGACGTTTAGAAACAACAACATGATAATCTGCAAACGCTGAAGTTGAAATGAAAACTGCAGCGAGAACAATCAACAATCTTTTCATAATATATCCTAGTGGTTGTGGTTCTGTTTCTTCCAGATCCAAGAAGTTAAGCGTAATAGATTTTGGTGAATTGCATTAACGAAAGAACTATTCCAGAACCAGTGATTGTGTCTTGACATTTAGTTCTCCTAAGGATGGCGACTCCGGTACGATTCGAACGTACGACCCCAAAATTAGAAGTTTTGTGCTCTATCCAGCTGAGCTACGGAGCCATTATTAGTATTATAACCCATCATGAATGAAAAAGCAAGTCTTTTGAAAGGAGACTTGCAGAACCTTTATTATTTATTTCTTATCTACAAATTGTTTATAGGATTCAGCTAATTCGAAAATCTCATCTTTTGTAGGAAAAGATGGCACAGCTGTGCTGATCTTTCGTTCATATAATTCAAGATCAGCGTGAAACTTTGCTTCCAAATATTCTCTTGCAGAAATTAGAAAATTAAATCTAAGTTCGTATGGTGATTGTTTATCCATTTTAATACTCCTTTGTGTGTTGTGTGTATGCAACATGCTTCTGTTTCTAGGTGCAGTTGCCAAACCCAATGGATTATGCCGCTAGAGCATAAACTCCAAATGATGCATCATTATCGTTTGCATCTACGAGTTGCTTTCGAACTCCTTGAACCCTTACTACGCCCGTCGAATCCCTTTCACCCCCATCAAAGATACACAGTCGCTTCCCTTTTCTACAGACACATGGATTTGCGAAACCCCTCCGTTGTCTGTCTCCCTTCAACGGTGCTATCCACTAATCCTGGACACCCTTGAAGCATTGGGCTATGTATCTATGGTGGAGGTGGTGGCATCGAAGCCACGTCCGTAACGTCTATGCTGTTCCTCTCAACGTTCTAAGCAAATTATTTATTCTGTTGAAATTTGATTTTCAAACTCTTCTATCCAAGGATGAGGAGCTTCTATTTCTTTATCTTTAATGGCACGGATTTGACGTGCGGTCTCTGGCGAGACATTCGAAGAATTTAGCTTCATCACTGACATTACAACCAGCGATACTAAAACTAAGAAACACCATTGCTATTGCTATGTAAATCTTTTTCATTCTTATTCTCCGGATTATATTCGTGCTTTTCTACTTCTTCAATAGCCACAGAAAACCATTCTGTATTACCTTCACGACGATACTGAAGATCCTGCATAGGAACCATTACCATCTGTTTAGTTTCCGGATGAACCATCATCTTAGGAAACATAACCATACGAATATCAGTAATTGGCTTCTTTTTTACCAAGCCACCTGTTGGCAAACCACTAGCAGCAATAGCGCCATCTGGTCCAAGAATACTCATGTCTTTTGTCCTTTATACTTGTCAAGCAACTGAGAAAGAAACTCGATTGCTGAATCATTAAATGTAACGTCATTCAAAATACCAGTAACACAATACTGCTTTGCAGCCATAGCATTACCATCTGTCGCCTTATCATATTCAACAATATACATATGACGGTCTTTGGTCATCATGACTTCGTGCATCTTATTACCGATTAGACCGTTGTATAGTGTAACAAGAGCCTTCTCGTCAATAACCTTCATAAACTCTGCATTGGGATAGCATTTGATAACATCATCCGCCTTTGCCATATTATGCACGGTCATAAAACCAAGCACAAAAAAGAAAATGGCGATCAAACATTCTTTAGTTCTGCTCATCATTATTCACTCCTGATATAGACTTCATCAATTTAATATCATAATCAATCAACCTAGAAAGAGCTTCGATGGCATTCTCCTTACTAACTCCTCCAGCAATCTTATCTCTAGACCACATAACATACTTGATTAGCATATTAACGTCAAGTGCATTTTGATCCTTCAACTCATTCATGATATAACCCTCAATAGAATTGTGTTTTCGTTGATACGATACGCAAGAGGCTTCTCCGTCTTGATCTCATCAAAGACTTTTCGTAGGACAAGTTTGCCACCCTCGAGTATGCGCTTGAGAAACTCATTTGGATCTTTCCGTCCCACAGACCTGGTAATAGAGTTATTCTCACAATAGTTCGTAATGCTAGTGCCTTTGACTTGCAAGCCACCACGGTCAATCGCCTGAAGTTTCGTAATCGTTTTATACTTTGTATTGAAAGTCCAGAGTTCCATTGCGCCGATGATCTTCTCTGGAGATACCGAAGCAATTTTGTAAGTTTGATCTTCTTTCTGGTACTTGAGATTTTTGATTTTCTTTTCGACCGACACTGTTCTTGGCTTGCGAGCCTTTTTAACTTTCTTTGTGTTCGAAGAGTATCTCTCCGCATCCTCGATAAGCGTGTTGTAGAAAGAAACCAAATTTTTGAGATCGGCTTTTTTGAGGTGGCGATATCCCTCTTTGAGTTGTTCATCTTTACCCTCATATGCCTCAAGCAATTCATCTAATACTGGGGTAAATTTAGAGATGATAGAAGTAGCGTAAGCGGCAGGAATGTTATTCGACTGCAGCCATTCATACATAGAAAACTCTACTTTGTCGTAGATGTAATCGTCTATCATACCCTCAATTTCGCCAAGAATGTCATGGGCACGCTCACGCATGCGGTCTTGAATGGAAACTACTGGCTTACTATCTTCTTCCTTGGGCTCCTGAATATATTTATATGTTTCCTTGATACGATCATTTATATAATCTTGTGTATCAGTAGGTAACGTAAACCCTCTAGATAGGAGACGACAAACCCAAGCAACAGTAGTAGGTATAAGACTATCAGGAACAGATTTGATTTTCTTGGCGTCATTAACACGTCCCAAATTTTTAAGATACGTAACAATATACTCTTTGGCTTCTGAATTGGAACACATGGCGTTATACCAATTCAGTGCATTGATGTAATCCATATTTGTAAGAGGCTTTGTGTAGATAGGCTCGTCGCCCATATACTTCTTATTAACAAGATAAGCCTCCGATTTCGTTACACGAGTAATCTTCGGTTTACGTTTGATAAGAGCAGGACGACGAGCCATTATATCCTCCGATTAGGCAGCAGCTGCCATTTCAACAGCGAGTTCCAGAGCCTTAGTCTTAAGACCCTTGTTGTAACCATACCAAGCAGACTGCATACGAGTGTCAGCCGAACGACCCATAACATGATCAGTCATAAAGGTAACAGCGTTAAACGGCTGCCACCAGCTGCCCTGAGCGAATTCGCTACCAGGCTGAGTGTCAAGAATACCAAGAGCAATATTGGCATTCTTCGAACGTTTACCTTCCGCCTTATCTTCCGGAGTAGCACCAGCCAGCGGGAAGATACGCTCGAAGTATTCAACGATCGACTCGGTCTTGGCCTTCTTAGAACCAAGGAACTGAGCCATCTCCTTATACTTCTGGAGCTTGTCGGTGGCGATACCAAGCATATCCTTCACGTTAGCAGGATTAAACTGCTTACGGTGAGAAATCTTGACCATACGCTCCACAGACGACGATAGAGAAAGTGTTAGAGTGTTATTACACACAACACGGATCGGAGTAAAACGAACGTCAGTGCTAAAGCCATACTTGTGGAAATTAGAGAAGAGCAGATAAGAGTCAATCTGATCTCCCTTAAAGAGTTCGAACGACTCCTTAACCTTGGCCAAACCCCAAACGATCTGACCATTCTTCAGAGATCCAGCAGTATGCATCTCCATATCACCAGCCATAACGAATTCGTTGAAGAACTCAAATGCCTCGGCGTTCTGGACAGGGTTCCAGTCGTCCGAAACAACGTCGAGCATCTTCTTATCCTTCATACGAATAAGAGCCGACTGCTTTGTTTCGATAACGCTATCCGGATCATTATCGTCGAGAATAGCGAAAGTCGGGAACTTTTTGACTTCCCAATTAAGACCAGCAGCTTCGAGCATCTGATCGGGCGTCAGATCGGCAGGAACCGAAACACCAAGACCATGCCACGGAACAGAGCCAGCGTAAGCCATCTGAGCCACGCCATCAACGAATTCGATCTCATGAGCCATATTACTTCTCCTTCACATCAACCATCATATACATAGTATAGCTCGATATTTTTAAAAAGTCAAGCGATCTTTTTAGCTTCGAGAGAATCCTGGAAACCTTGATGGAACCCAGCATACCACTCTCGTTCACGATAATGTTCTGACTGCACCAGCCTCTCGTTACTCTGATCTACAGATAGATAGTTGTAGGGACAGTCCTTTATAGAACCGCCAGAGACATAATGCTCTTTACCTTCGAGAAAAAACTGGTTAGTATACTGCCATTCATTCATGCCGTTTATCCTTGACTTGAATCCAACAATTTTTAGGGTCGTTATGACACTGCAATTCCAATATAGTTCTAGAATCTTTCATAACTGGTGTTATATATATTGCGTCAATATAAGGTATAATTAAGTATACCCATATAAACACCATTTCGAGAAAGTATCTTTTCTTTTCAGAGATCTTTTGGTTATGATTTGAAAGAAAAGTAAGCATCAACAATCTTTTGAAGAGGACGCTCAAGACCATCATAATGTTCTTTATCCATAATCCCGCAAAGAATATCTTGATAATCTTCTGGTTCGAGAAACTGCTTTAAAATATCCTGATATTGTTTGCGAGTTTTTGGTTCTTCGACAGGAATGCCCAGAACGTTAGGAACGTCATATCGCTTCATATCTTCGGCAATACCACGAGCAATGACCGTCTTTGCCTTGGCGACAAAGTTCTTCATTGTTTCGACTTCTAACTGTTTCTGGGATTTTGGGAAAGATATAATATCAGCGCTCACGACTCATATCCCTCGGTACACATTTGACCTTAACGTAATAATGATCGCCTTCTTTTGGGACAAAGGCAAGTTTGGAAACTCGCTGATAACCCTCTTGAAAACAACTCATCGGCGTGTTTTGCATTTCGCCCATAACAATTGTCGTGTCTCTGCCGCCTTCTTTACATTCCATAGAAGATAGGAGAGAGTTACAGATAAGAATAACTGGAACATATTCGATCATCCTTGACAGCGTACGCCGAATTTTGCATCAGCGCCCATTACTTTTCCATGAAGAGTGCCAATATGACACGCCTTCGGCTCAATTTCCACGTGCTGCTCAGTGCAAACACCTGAAACACACATATAAACAATAGCTGCAATCAACTTCATAATATATATCCTTTTATTATGCCGCTTTTTTGTCTTTTACCTCAAAAAAGTGCTTTTTAAGATCGGCGGAGGCTTTATCTAGAATTTCTCCACTGACGCCAATACGAATTAGTTCTGCTAACTCGATAATTTCAGCTTCTGTGATGTTTTCCGCTGGCTTAAACTCAAAAACTTTCGACTGAGTGTATTTCTTTTCCTTAGCCATTAGGTTCTCCTTCTTGTCGTTTGTATTTCACAAGCTCTAGTTTACCATATGCAGGACAAATTACAACTTCTTCCGGCAGTCCTAGCTCATTTTTTTCGCCATGTTCGCCGCAAAGATAATACGCTTCTGATTTTTCAGGAAAAACGTGTTTCAGAACCCTTTTCATGAAGGCATTTTCTTCCTGAAGCAATTCTATATGTTCGAGATATTTCTTTCTTTCTTCTTGAACAGAATTCTCACTCATAAACAAATCCTCTATATTATTTTGAAGTCTTTTTGACGGTCTTTACAACTGGTGCTGGAGCCTCTACGACAGGAGCAACTACTAGATCGGCTTCTGTTCTATTCTGCATTTCATGAAGATACAGAATTTCGGCATTGACGGCGGAATTATAACCTTCCAAGAATGAATCCGAGTGCACTCTTTCAGAATTATCTTCCTGCCACTTATGCAACGCCTCGAGACGAGCAACAATATCTTTTTCGTTAATAACCATATTATTCTCCTTTGAGCAATACAGTTTATTTATCAACTATAATACTCTATTTTTTAATAAGAGTAAACCTCTTATTTCCTAGAGACGGTCTACGGTTATACCTTAATCCAATCACGACGCTTCAAATTCCATATTACGATTCTTCATTTCAGTAATAAGAGCCCAATATTCTTTTTCAGTCTCACCACGTTCTTTAGCTTCGGCAGACCAATTACCTTCAGCAGCCATATAATACATATGGAGACGCCAGAGACGGTCGTATTCAGCTTCAAGTTCTTCATTAGTCTTAGTAGTAAAATCAACCATTTGACATACCTTTCGCAATCTTTGCTTTAGCGTCCATACGATCACGGATATCCTTTAGCATCCGCACATGTTCATCCCGAGCAGTATAGTGGCCAGCAAGAACTTCGAAAGCACGAAGAACTTTATATGAATCAGCGACATCTTCAGCCTTAAAGGCATAACGAACAGGATCGCTTTCTACATCATTCTTAGCATCCTTATACGCCCAGTAGGTTGTTTCATAACCTTCAAGAAGCATATCGAGGAAGAGCTTGTCATAGCCTTCCCATTCCATTGAAATCTTAATCTCTGGTTTCACTTATAGATCTCCTCTAGCACAACATCAAGAAAGCCACGAACTTCTGAATCGAAGGCACCATAATTAGAATACTGAGAAAGAACTTTATGCATACCTTCAAGAGTTTCCTTTTTAGTATAGTCATTATTGACATAATCTTGAAGAGCATTATTGAGAGCATCAGCAACATTCTCAATCTCATCACGAGGAAAAGAATATGTGAGCAGACCCCACTGATCAGCAGAGAAGTTAGCTGTTACCACTCGCCTAGTTTCAATTGCTAGATTGTGCATGATCTTCCTCAATCAGCTTCTTACAACGCTTCTTCCAATCATCCCGCTGCCACATTGCCTTGTCGTGTGACAATTCATGATAATCATTAGCGATGAATTGAACTAACTCCTCATATCTTTGCAGACGTTCAATTTCATCATTAGATTTCCATTGAGCGTCTTTTAGATCCTGAACAATCGTATCAATATCACTCATACCATAGGCTCCGGCGCTTTCCAAACTTCGGTGATACCATAGCTATCAAGAAACGTCATAGGGTTATTCTCAATCCCTAACAGAATAGTCTTAGCCATAGTCTCATCATAGGTAGCTGCTACGATATGTCCATTGTTTCTATTATAGACTAACCATGTAAACTCAGCTACCAATGGTCGCTCTACATAAGGTTCTGTGTTTTTACACTTAATCGGTGCTGGTGCCATTATTCCACCTCAATCCAGTCAATATCATTAGGCTCTACTACAGACTCCCAACCATCATACTCATTAATAATATAACGGTTACTATCAATCTCAAGAATAGCCAAATCTGTCTGATCCTTCTTATCCGACTGTAGAAACTCCTCGACTAGCTGAACCAATAGCTTATCGTGACGAGGAATCTCTTCCATATTCCAGAAGTTTTTATAATTCGTTCCGGCAATCTCATTATACTTGATACGGACTTCTTCGGGAATACTATATCCACCATAGTCGCCATTATATACTACTTTAGTTCTCATCGAACTTTCTCCGGCTAAAAATATTTTTGCGGATTTTTTTAAAAGTCATCGTGATGAATGTGAATGACCTTTAAGGCGTGTGGTTAACCTTTAGGGCATGTCGGGGTGTGTGGAGATTTTACTAAGCTCCGGGTCCCCCGCACGACCAATGTCTATTTTTCTAAAGGTGCGACTTACTTAAAATACTTCCGCCGATACCGCACCATGTCGACATACAACTCGATCCAAACTCCATAAGCGATCCCAAGCACGAACAGAGCAATACCAGTCCCGAATGCGCTACAATCCATCTTCGTCTCCTAATGATCCGTGTTAAACCCTTCATACCCATCATACCACCAAAACTTCGCAATGTCAAGCAAATTCTTTTCGGTGGCGATACCTTTTTTCTGCCCTATCATCAATGACCGATACAGCACAGCTTGAGATTCTGTCATTTCTTCTCCAGCGTAATAGTCCACTTGCCATCACTCCACTGCTTAGTCTTAACAATAGAGTAGCCAGCATGAACCCATTCTCTGGTCAGTCGGCGAACGTAGTTGTAAGAACCGCTGATGATCTTCTTAGGTCTCTCGTTGGTCATTAGATCTCCTCCCCACAAGCACCGAACATATAGATCTCGTTCATTACTACCTTGCGAATATACAAGTTGTCGTTTCCGTCCTCGAGCATAAACTTGCGAGCCTTCACATAGTCAGAGAAGATTCCCATGAGAACTTCTCCCTCATACTCCGTAAACCATATTACAGCGAAAACTTCCATGATTCCCTCCATCACTATATTACCAGTATACCTGAAAACCGGAATATGTCAAGCGGAAACTGTGCTGTAACGATCAAATATTTTAAAAATAATGCCGTTTACTATCAGAACCTGGAGGTCCGCAGACT